CCAAAGTCGCTGAGCATGCGCAGGCCAAGAGCCTCGCTGCACTCGACGTTATGGTGAAGCGTGCGCAGGAAGCAGCTAACCCCTACCGGAACGTGAATTGGGCAGCCTTGATGAAGGACCCCACCGTTTCCGCTGAGGACGTTGGCGCCCTGCAAGAAGCCGCACGGGCTGCGTTTGAGAACGAGACGTTCCTGACGAGCCAGCTGGACGGCTTCATGCAAGAGGTGCAGGCACAGCAGCAGGCCACACAGGCCGAAGCAGCTAAGGCGTGCATCAAAGCGCTCACTGACGAAACGTCGCCCACCTACATCAAGGGTTGGGATCAGAAGCTCTACAACGACATGCGCGAGTTCGCTGTCAGCGTTGGAGCTAACAAGGACATGGTCAACAGCCTCGCTGATCCGGCCGCGTTCAAGCTGATCCACATGGCCATGCAGTTCCACAAGGGACAGCAGAAGGTCGTGACGCAGAAGGTCAACAAGGCTCCTAAGAAGATTGTGAAGTCCTCGACCATCTCCGCACAGCCTAGCCAAGACACCTCCCGCACTGTCGGCCGAGCACAGGCTGTAGCTAAGCTCAAGAAGTCCGGGGGCTCCATGGATGCAGCCCAAGACGCCTTCATGTCGTTGTTCGGCGGCGACAACAACTAATCTCGCACTACCTATTTAGTTTCAGAAAGACACTTACTTACTATGGCTACCTATCAGACCTTTCAGGAAGTCGGCCTCAAAGAGAACATCTCCGACATCATCACCAACATCTCTCCCCGCAAGACCCCGTTCCTGTCGAGCATCGGCAGCGAGAAAATCCATCAGCCGCTGTTCCAGTGGCAGGAAGACTCGCTGCGCTCTGTGAACGGCACTGGCGCTGCGGCTGTTGAAGGTGCTGACCCGTCCGACATCACCGTGACCCCCACGGTCATGCGTAACAACCAGACGCAAATCTTCGTGGAAGCCGTGAAGGTCTCCGAGACCGCGCAGGCGTCTCTGGCCTATGGCCGCGCGAAGGAGCTTGCGTATCAGATGAGCAAGACTTCGGCGGCCCTCAAGCGTGACCTTGAGAACGCCTTCGTCGGCACCGCTCAGGTTCTGAATGCCGGTTCGTCCTCGACCGCGCGCAACATGGCTGGCGTGCAGCAGCAGGTCGCTGCGGGCAACATCAACTACATGGGCGCCGCTACCAACCTCAGCGAAGCTGGCCTGCTTATCGCCCTTCAGAACGCCTTCACGGCTGGCGCTGACCCGGATCGCATTCAGGTCACTCCGTCGAACTCGATTGTCGTAGCTGCGTTCGCGTCGGCTGCCGGTCGGTACCGGACGTTCACCGACCCGAAGTCGAACAACATCGTCAATGCGGTGAACCTTTACGTTTCGCCGTTCGGTGAGCAGAAGGTGGAAATCAACCGCTTCATCAAGGCGAAGAATACGCTGATCTATGAACCGTCGATGTGGTCGCAGGCCACCCTTCGCCCGTGGACCCGGCAGACGCTGGCTAAGACCGGCGATGCTGAGAAGCAGATGATCGTCGGCGAGTTCTCGCTGAAGCACAAGAACTACGCTGCTTCGGCCATGGTGATCGACAACGCCACCACCGGCTTCTAAGCCAACCTTTTCCTTACTCTAGAGGATACGAGGGGTGCCCCGCGACGGCGGGCCCCCTCACTTTTTTTATGTCCAGTGACACCTTTTACGAAGAGCCTCAGCTAATCAATTCGCTGGTTAGCTTCGAGCAGGACGCAGACGGCAGGAGCCTCTACGTCAACACGACCCAAGAAATTCCAGACAGCTTTTTGGATGACTTGGCTGACAGACGGTTAGCCAGCACCAACACGCGCGCCAATGACTTCTATCTGGCCGCGTCTATCCCCATCGCTGTCGTGGAAGACCTTCTCACGAACTACGGCTTCGATGTCATGACGGCACCCATCCGAGAAACGATGGCGATGCTGAAGCGACGCGAGCTTGACCAGTTCATCGCCACCAAGAAACGTATTTGATTAGGACGCAAGCGCTGTGAACCTCAGCCAGCTAACCGCGCAATTTCTCGCGCTCATGAACCGCAGCGACCTGAATGCCAACCCGGCGCTTGCGACCACCTTTATCTCTCAGTCGATCATGAGGTTGCAGCGCGAGCTTCGCGTTCCCTTCATGGAGAAGATTGTCCGCTACACGATCCCCAACACCTTCGACCCCACCTTGGGCCTCGTGATCCCCTCGGACCTTCTTGAACTAATCGACATCAACGTAGACAGCGACAACACCGGCTACATCGACTACCCGCTCCAGCGCGTGCAGCTAAAGGAAGCTATGTCACGCGCAGAGTTGCCAGACATTCCCAAAGTCTTCGCAAGGCGCGGCGGCTACTGGGTGCTCGGGCCGCAGCCCAAAGTGGGGTCTGTTATCGAGATTGTCTACTACGCCGAATTTGCGCCGCTCGTGAACTCCACGGACACCAACACCATCTCCCGCGTTGCTTGGGATGCTGTGGTCTACGGTGCGCTCTCCGCAGCGGCTGACTTCTACAACGACGACCGCAGCCAGGTATTCGAGCAGCGCTATAGCCAGATCACCCAGAACCTTCAGGCCATGGCGGACAGCGACGAGCTAACAGCAGACGCCGCCGTGCGCCCTGCGCTCCTGTTCAACAATGACTGGTCTCAGTCTGACGGCATGGGTTGGTAATGGCCGATAGCTCTTTCTACGGCGATACGCCCAACTTCGCCACCGACTACCCCACGCAGAACGACGGCAACAGTAATCCTAGCGGCGGTAACAATACCGCCCCTAGCTCGTTCTATCCGAACGGCGGCAACTATGTGCCGATAGCTGTAGCTGACGATGTTCTATCTCAAATTCAGGCCCTCGTGGCCCAAGCGGACATTGACGCAGCGAACGCTGCCACAAGTGCGACTAATGCCGCCAATAGCGCGGCCGGTGCCGCCTCGGCTGTGCAGTCGGCCGCAGGCACGGCTACTCCGCTTATTGATGGCACGGCGGCTGTTGGCACTAGCACCAAATGGGCCCACGAGGACCACAGGCACCCAACGGACACCTCGCGAGCAGATGCCGCCGCGACCACGTCGGCGCTGGCCCTCAAGGCGCCGCTGGCTTCCCCGGCTCTCACGGGCACGCCTACGGCCCCTACGGCTACTGCGGGCACCAGCACTACACAGCTGGCAACTACGGCCTTCACCGCAGCCGCAGTCTCTGCGGAGGCTACTCTTCGCGCGAACGCTGACGCACTTCTAGCACCTCTGGCGTCACCGGCCCTTACAGGGTCACCCACAGCCCCGACGCAGACTGCCGGAGACAATAGTACCAAGCTGGCAACTACGGCCTTCGTTCTAGCAAACAACGGAGTGCTGGGGGGCGCTTGGACCGCATACACGCCCACAATCACTGCCCAGTCCGGGACCATTACCACAGCAACAGCGACAGGCCGCTACCGACAGAGCGGCAAGACTGTTTTCCTTCAGGTTGACATTACCATCACCACGGCAGGGACTGGCGCTGGAGGCGTCATTGCTTCGCTGCCTGTGACCGCCGCCGCCAACGTATACGTGGGGTGCGCCTACGAGCGGGCCACGAGCGGGGCATCCGGTGCGGCTGTAATTGGAAACGTCTCCGCAACTCAGGTTTACGCACGCGGGGCCACCGGGGCAACCTTCATCGCCAACGGCGCCATCGTCAGTGTGGGCATCACCTACGAAGTCCCATAAACGCACCAAGAAATAGCTAATGAACATCTCGACCAAAGGGCTCATTGAAATCATGAGCCACGAAGGCGTTTGCCTTTCTCCCTACCTTGACTCGGTTGGCGTTTGGACAATCGGCGTCGGCATCACTAAGGCCGATGGGTTGGACCCCCAGACCATGGGGACCATCACCATCGATAAAGCCATCACCATGTTCAAATACCGCATTGAGTCCTACGTGGCCCCGGTGCGCAAGTTGAACCTCGCGCTCACACAGGCGCAGTTCGATGCCCTCGTGTCCTTCTGTTATAACGTTGGCCCGGGCAACCTAGCTAAGCTCTGTCATGGCCGCACCATCGCCCAGATTGGCGAAGCGTTCGACCTCTACCACCAGCCGCCTGAAATCACTGAGCGTCGCAACAAAGAGAAGCGGCTGTTCAAGGAAGGCGCCTATTCGTCCAGCGGTAAGGTCCTCGTCTTCCCCGTGAGCGCCACGCATCACCCGGTTTACAGCAAAGGCTATCAGCTAGACGTGTCCAAGTATTTCGTAATGGGCACGCCGCCCGCACAGGGCCCCTCAGTGCCCCCGGCGCCTCCGGCTGCCCCTGTGAAGCCCTCGCTGCTCAACACGCTCCTCACGATCCTCAACGCCATCCTGCGGCTGTTCGGGGCTAAGCGATAACAATGCACCTCCATGTAATCTGGGACGCCCTGAAGAGTTCTAAGCTCCTTCAGGCGGGCGCCCTGCTTATTGTCTTCAGCGGACTTGCTGAGGCTTGCGACCAACTCGGGGCCATTGACTTGTCATCGGTCCCCTACCTCGGCAAGTACGCCCCGGCCATCGTAGCTACGGTTGGTCTAGCTAAGGTGGTCTTCCGCACGCTCGCGGTCCTCCTGTCTGCCTATCAGGCACGAAAGGAGACCACGGAATGACGTGGCTCTTTAGTCTCCTCACAAGCCTCCCCGGCTTCCTCAATGGGCTCCTTGCGTACCTCAACAAGAGGCAAGACACAGCGGCTGCTCGCAGCGCTGACGCTAAGGACGTTGGTATCGCAGTTGTCCAAGCGGAAGTCTCGCGGGTCCAAGCTGCGGCCTCAGTGCTGCAAGTAGCTATGGGCCATCCTGTCTTCTGGATTGCTTGGGCCCTCGGGGTGCTCCCTGTGATGCTCTACTACGGCAGCATCTTCTGGGTCAGCACGTTCCCCGCGCTCGGCTGGGAAGTCGCTAAGGCCCCCGCTGACGCCCTCGAATTCGCGCACCAAATCACGAACTGGATGTTCGGCATAGCTGGTGCTTCCTCCCTCGTAGCTGGTGTCTCGCAGGCATGGGCAAAGAGAATCTGATGGACCACGCAACCAACGCCACGGCAGGCGTCGGCCTCGCTCAGTATTTCCTCGCGATGCCGCTCGTTAATCCGTTCCTCCAGACACTCTTCCTGTTCGTGTCAATCGTTTGGGTGGGGACGCAAATCTATTTCAAATGGTTCAAGAAGGACCCTAAGTGAGCAAGAACCTTAACGCCAACTTCGTCACCTCGCAGGCGACCGTTGGCGTCACCGCTACTCTTATCGTCGCTCAGCGCTCCGGCCGCGATACTGTCGTCATCGAGAACACAGGTACTACTGCGGTCTATCTCGGCAACGCCAGCGTGACCGTTTCGAACGGCCTTCTGCTCCCGGGTGTCGTCGGGGCCTCTGTGGCCCTAGAAACCACAGACGCTGTGTACGGCATCGTTGCCTCGGGTACTCAGGTGGTCTGCGCCGTCGAGAACTTCTAATGGCGCCGACGAACATCTTCGTTCCCGGCGTTCCGTCGATTGGAAAGAATAGACGGAGGGTGTCAGGCGTATCAGCCGGCCCTCCGATCCGCCAGCTAGCTACGCGCTCACGTCATCCAAATAACACGGCGACGTTCGGCGCCACCAACCAAGTCATGTCCCGCTCGCGCCATATCGCGCGCACGACGATAACCTCGGCTGCCATCGTTATTCCTACGTGGTGGGTGAAGCATCAGGACTTGGCTGAACACGCGCTAGGCGGAACGGCGACTGTAACAGCAGCGTTCGAATACAACGGCACGTTCACGCAAATCACCTTCGGCGGTTCTGCGACGGGCATATTGCCCGACAACACGAACAACGTGTCCGATATGGTGAACGTCAGCATCCCCGCAGGTGCGGCGTTCTTTGTGCGCATCTTCTGGCAATCAGCCGCAGGGTTTTTGAACAATTCCCCGGCTGCTTTGGGTGTTGCTTCCATCTACAACGGTGGCCGCGATGAACTCAACGGTGAGCGCTTCAAGCAGGCGGCATCTGGACTCACCGACCAGACCATGGGCGGCACCATCACCAGCACCAATACAGTCGGTGATGCTGGTTTCTGTCCCGCTGCCATTATTGGACCGTCGAACACTCCCGCGATTTTCTTGCTTGGTGATAGTCGTGTTGAGGGCGCGCTTGATTTCTTCAACGATGCGTCGACGGATGTCGGCCAGTTGGCCAGATCGGTCGGGCCTTATTTCCCGTACATCAACGACGGCGTGCACTCGCAATCCACTCCGAACTATATCGCGCAGAGCACAAAGCAGCGCGAGCTTGCTCAGTGGTGTTCGCACATCGTCTATGAGCTGGGTATCAACAACTTCCCCGCACGGACGCCAGCGCAGAGCGTTTCCGACGCGCAGAGTATTCTAGGGATGCAGTACCTTGCAGGAAAGCCTGCGTTTTTATGCACGCTCACTTCTGTTACTACATCCACCGACGCATTCTCGACGACGGCTAACCAAACTGTCTCGACCAAGGAAGCTCAACGCACCGCCTATAACGACCTGTTGCGTGCCGGGGGCATCGCCGGGGTCGCAGGCTATCTCGAATTTGCGGACATTGCCGAGGTTACGCGCAACAGCGGGAAATGGCGTGTCGATACGATCACATCTCAATTCACCGCGACTATTGCCACCAAGACCATGACAGTCTCCGCTGTGGCGAGCGGCGCCCTGACAACTAATACGGCGATAAGCGAGATTGGCGGTCTTGCGGCCCAGCAAATCCAGACTTTCGGTACCGGCACGGGCGGGACAGGCACCTATAACATGGCACTGACGAACACTATCGGCAGTGCGACAACGATGTTCTGCAACCCGCCGACGAGCGACGGCATCCACGAGTGCCCGCCCATGAACATGCTTTACAACACTAGCGGTGTGTTCAACCCATCGATCATCCACTGATCGCAGATCACTACCAGGCGTCTCTAAGATACTCCTCAGTCCGCTCCGCATCGGTCATACGGCGGTGCTCCCACAGCCCATCGTGTAAGCGGCGGCGCATGATGATCTCGGGCATATGGGCTGTAGAGCCGTCTTTCAGGCGAATGGTTTGGAACGGTAGTATTGCGTATGCGTGCCATTCGTATTGGGTATCTCTGTGGGCGGCCTTAAGCCAGCTAAGAATCCGCATCTAAAACCGCCTAAATGTGAAAGAGCTTCAGTACCCCGGCTTCGTGGGAGTTGCAAGCCCTCCTGAATGTATCTAATTTCAACAAGGATTTTCTAATTGCCTCTCGACCTCTCTAAACTTACCGACGCGGTTACCAAGGTAGCCTCTCTCGCCTCCTCGGTTGCCTCCGTCGCCGCTGAGCGTGATGCTGCGAAAGCCGAACTCGTGCAGGCGCAGGCCGACGTTGACGCCCTTACGGCGCAGCTTGTCGCCGCTGCCAATACGCCCGCTGAGGCCGCTGGTCTCACTGCGGTAGCTGCGGCCCTTGCGCCTTCGGCTCTCGCCCCGGCCCCTGTCTCTCCTATTGAGCCTGCAGTCGCGGATGTCCCGGTTTCTCCGGTGGCTGTGGGAGTAACTGGCGTAGCAGACACTATGGCTGCTGTTGCCGCCGCTATGGCAGCTAAGGCTGGCTAAAAAATTCCCCCTAGGGTCCATTATGGATTCCTAGGGGGTTTTTTCGTGCGGCACCGTTTGTTACGCGGAGTTGGCCTTCCGGCCTTTGGACAGCCTCAGCTACTAGCCTAGCTTCACGAAGTAAGGGGCTTGAAGGCGCGGGCCATCTCATAGGCCTTCTTCGCCAGAGCGTAGTACGCCTCGCGCTCGATCACCCGCGACTGCTCCTCGGATAGCCACGGGTACATCTCACGCAGCTGCTCATTCAGCGGCATGTTTCCGAAGTTGACGTAGGTAGTCACGCGTCCAGCCGCTGCTCTTCCGGCCGCAGCTTCACGAAGCCGACGCCGATGCTGTAGTAGCCATTCGAGCTACCGTGCCACCGGATGGTCACAGAGCCCTTGATGGTCCGCAGTTCGTAGAACGTCCACATGGCATCGCCGTAGTCGTCTTCGCCAACTTCTTCGTCCTGCGTGCGCTCTTCGGCAACAAGGATCGGAGTGTCTATAAGGTCTTCCAGATCACCGCAGATGTCCTCGATATAGACGTGCTCGCAGCAGTCCTGATGATGGTCCATACGGTACACGTCTCCGTTGTCCATCGCAAACTTGATATAGTCGTCGTTGGTGCGCTCGACCTCAATAGCCTTGATCGTGCGGCCCTTCAGGTCTTCGAACGAAGCATAGTCGTAGTCGTAGTAGCCCATGTATCCCTCAATGCAATTTGCTTGGTGGTGTTTCGCTAGCTAACCGGAAGATGCACCCATGCACGTAGCTGACCGTTGCCGCGACCTCGTCATGCGTGGATTCCGGGTGCGTCTCCATGTACTGCTCGATGACTTCGGCTAGCGCTTCGACTAGCTCGCCGCAGTCAAAGGTTTGCAGCTTCACTTCCGCTTGCCGCGCTGCTTCGGTGGGGTAATCTCACCCCGGGCATTCACGCTCGGCTCGTCCTCCTCGGGCTCCTCTGAAGGCCCTGTGACTACCGTGCGGGCCGTGAGCGCCTTGCCGATAGCGAATAGCTGCTCCTCAATGCGCAGGAGGGCGTCCAGCTGCTGCTGCTCCAGCCGCCGCTCGTGATATGGTGCGTGTTCGCGTTCGTTCATTGCTTCAGCATCCTTGTCTCGAATTCCATGTTGAGGGCGATAGCTAGCGCACGCGCCTCTCCGTCCTTGAGTTCGTCAGTCACCACATGGGACCTACAAACGACTACGGACCCTCGTGGGGTCCGCTGTACGTCGTAAGGGGCGTGGGTGGTGCGGGTCGGCGTCGGGTCGTTCCAATCAACCGGTAGTTCAAGCATCAGTCATCCTCGAATGTGTCCAATCCATCTTCCAGTTCGACCACGGGGCCGTTACCGACCTTGAATTTCATCCAACAGCCATCGTAGTAGCCGTTGAACGCCAACTGGATGCCAGCAGCCTTCAGGGCTTCCTTGAGGGGGATGAGGACTTCCCGCTGCCTCTGCTCCTCGGCTTCCGCCTCGGCACGCCGGATCGCCCAGAGCCTATCGGACTCAGCCCTAGCTGCGGCCATAGCTTCCTCGTTGGCCGCTGCATTTCGCGCTGCCTCCTCGCGCCACTTTACCGTAGCGACAAGGGCCAGAAGCTCTTCTTGCTCTTTAGTTAGCTCACGCATCAGCCAGCCCCCTGTCCTGCGAGAACCAGCCAACGGCCAGCACGGCAACCACGCAGGCCGCCGCTGTCATGTAGTGGTCAACGTACGGCACTGCCCACGGGTCAGCTGCGATAATGCCCCCAGCCACCCAAGCCAACAGAGCGCCACCGGCCCACACGAGGACCGGGAAGCGACCAATGACCTTGGAGATGATAGCGGCGCCAGCGATAACCATTGGGATCGACAGGAGCACGCCGACAGCCATAAGCAGCATCGAGCCGTGAGACAGCGCGGCAATGGCCATGACGTTGTCGAGGCTCATGCTGGCGTCCGCAGCTGCAATGGTGGCAATAGCGGCCCACAGGGTCACTGCGGGCTTCACAGAGCCCCCTTCGTCGTCCTCGCCCGTGACAAGCTTAGCTGCCACGTAGAGCAGGAAGACGCCGCCGATCAGGCTGAGCCCAGGTACGCCCAGAAGGGCCGCAGCGAAGAACGCCATGGCCACCCGGAGGCCGATAGCGGCCACGGTGCCCCCGATGATGCCCCATTTCTGCTTGTTAGCTGGCAGCTGGCGGCTGACCATCGCGATAACTACCGCGTTGTCGCCGGAGAGCAGCAAGTCAATCCAGACGATGCCGAGAAGCGCAGCCCAGAACATAGTGTCCATAGTGTTTCCTTTGAATTGATGTGAGGGTCTCTCCCCTCCTGTCACGATTTCACTCGTCGCCCCGGGCGCGACCCAAGGATGCCTGCTAGGCCACGAGGGCCTTGATCTTGTCGGCAACCGCAGCCGCCTTGTCGGAAGCAGCAAGCGCGGCGCTCGCCTTGGCCTTGAGGGCCTCAGCTTCTTCGGTCAGCGTGTCGAACTCGGTGGCCTTCGCTTTCGCGGCGGCCTCCAGCTTCGTGATGGTGTCGGTGAAGTTCGCGATGATCGCCTCAACGTCGTGCTCGACGGTGACGAAGAAAGCTTTGATCTTGGAGAACATGGTGTTCCTTGTTGGTTAGCTAGCGGCACTCGGCCATGAGGTAGCCGAAGAGAATGGCGACCACGATGATCGCCATACCAAGCATGTCAGAGGTGCTCACGAGAGCAGCTTCTGGCCATCAACGTTGAGCAGCTTGGCAATATCGTTGAGCACCACATGCTCCTCTTGGCCAATGCCACCCTGATCTGCAACGTCAGCTGCAATCAGGAACACGTCCTGACGAACGGACACGTCACGGGTCATAAGGGCCTCAATGAAGCGCTTGTTCTCCATGCGGCCCGCGCGGGACTTGGCGCGGCTGAGGGCGCCGTTGAGCGCCTCTTCAATCTGCGAGGAGCTGTAGGACGCCGAGACGATGGGGTTCGCCTGCATACCGGAGATGGCGGACTCGATTTCATTGTCATCAATCGAGCCATCGGCGGCAGTCACGTTAGCGGCTGCGCTAGCTACGCCCTTCAGGAACGCGGCGTCGCCAGCATAGCTGTTGATGGTCTTTTTGGCGGTCGAGAGAATGTTGGAAAGAAAGCTCATTGTGTTGTTCCTTTAGAAGAACCAGCGCTTCAGCGGATAGCGAAGCGAGATTTTGATTGTGGTGGTGATGATGGCGAAGATGCCGACAGCATCAAGAATGTGGTTGAGCAGCAGAGCGACTATCATTGGGGCTTCCTGTTGTAGAACAGCTGCCGCAGCAGCGCGTCTCTCTCCGCAGGCGGTGAGGCTGCCAGCTGAGCAAGAATGTAAAGATAAGGGTCGCCCCAAATCTTCTGCGCGATGTAGTGATTGAAGATCAGCGTGTCTGGGCTAGCCACCTCAATAGGAAGTGGCTTCCCTTGGCGCATGGCCATGATGTGATGCCCAGCGACCACAAGGGTCACGTCGGGGTATGCTTCCCGCAACATCGCTTCGAACAGGTCGAGGTTGTCGATGTTGCGCTTGTCTTCTGTAGCTAACCAAGAGCCAACAACAGCTTCCTCGGCGCGATACTCACCAACCAACTCAAGCATCTGCTTCAGCTTGTCGTCATTCATGGTGACTTCTTGAGTCCTCGTTTGATCCAGTTGAGTAGCTTGGGATTGTCGCGGAACAGCGAGACAAGGCCGGTCTCAAAGCCCACTACGACGGGCTCCTCCAATTCTCGATCCCTGTCATTGATGCCATCGTAAATGACATGCAGCAGCTCGTGGATAACGGTACCCACGAGCCGCTCGGGAGATTGGTGGTTAGCTGGCCAAAGAGTTATCTCGGCCTTGTCGAAGTTGGTCTCGCCATAGTCCTCACTAGGACCCGGATCGACCTTGATGCGCCAATCGTAGGCACCCACTTTGATCCTGCGAGGAAGGGTGCGGAGCACTACTTCCACATCAGGGGTCATGGGCTACTTCTCGGTGTCCATGTGGAGTTCTTGGTAGCGGGCCACGGAGCCATCAGGGAAGATGGCCGACACGCGAGCGCCAGTGATGAGCATGGCAACACCTGCCGCCTTGAGGATGCCCTTGAGGCGCTCAGCAACTTCGTCGCCGTCAATCGGGGTAGCGGTATTGAGGTTGATCTTGTTCATGTGTTCTCTACTGCCATGTTGAGAGCAGCAATCAGGTCGTAGACTTGGCCAAGCGTTAGCTCGACCACATCAGCGCGATCCGATTGGTTCTCTTGTTTGATGATAAGGGTTTCTTCGGCGCGGCTTTTGAAACGCCTAGCCCACCACACGTCCAACAGCGGAGACCCCGGAAGCGTTGTTCGCCCCGGGGTCTTGATGGTCTCTGCTGCTGATATTTGGTAGCTAGTGCCGTGCGCGTCCGTAGTGGACTTACAGGCCATCTGTGATCATGGCCCAAGTGAGCCAGACCATCATGACCGCTGTGGCTACAGCCATCACGACACATGATCCAACAAGTAGATAAACAGCGATGTCTTCAAGCATCACTTGCCCGCCTTAATGGTCTCATGGATATAGCCCTGCACGTTGAATTGCAGGCCCATCAGGTCCTCGCGGGACACTGTCCCCGCGCGGTGGCTCTTCCACACCGCGAAGAAATGGCGCCACATGGACTTCATGTAGGCGTCAAGCGGAATGCCCTTCTGCCAGTTGTCACTGTCACGCATGGAGCCATCGGCCATCCTGCGCTTCCCGTGCATGTATTTGGCAAACTCTTCCATCACGAGGGGCGAGAAGAAGCCCTCGAAGTCCAGCTTGTTCTCGTCGGTGTCACGGGTGGCGCCAGAGGCGAACACGCGGACGAGAGGCGCCTTAACCTGCGCCTGCAACTCCGCTGGGGTGACGTACCGCATCCCACCTAGTCCGTGTTCGATACTCATCAGTCGATAATCCCAAGTGCTTGCAGCGCCCCAATGGAGCGCGCGGCTGTCGTGTGAATGATGTAGGTGCCGCCCTTAGCTATCCATGCCTCACGGTTCACCGCTCGGTCATCGATCAGGATATCCCCGGGCTTGCAGAATCCCGGCTTGTCCTTGGTCGGGCAGGTGATGACGTTGTAATCGCCAAGGTAGTCTTCAACCCATTGCTTCTTCTGCTTTGCGACCTTCTCCCCGTTGGTGCTCGGGATCGCCGTGAGGATCACGGGATCGAGATGGCAAACCGCGTGCCACAGCTGGAAGCAGTCGGGCATTGGATGGAGGTGGCCGAAGAACGATGGGTCCTCGTTGATCTTGTCCCAGAACTTACCTGTGCCCCAGACGAACTCGTACTTGTAGATGTTGTCGGTGCCCATTGCGGCGCCCGCTGCCTTGTCGAAGTCAGCTAAGACCCCGTCAAGGTCGAGATAGAGTGTCACTTGTTTCGCTCCAGATAGTCCTGTGTTCGCGCCATCTGCTCTTGCACTGTGGTGAACTGCCAACTCGGCAGCCCAGCATCAGCGATCAGTATGCGAAGCGCGTGCAGGATGATTGCTTGGTTTTCGAGGATCAGGCGCTCGGTGGCGTCCATAGTATCGGCCTCTTCTTGTTTCGGTCCCAATCGCTCCATCGGAGGATGCGGGCCAAGCGTGCGTTGCGGAGTGCGTCTTCCGCGGTCAGCTTCTTCTTCTCGAATGCCTTGACCACGTAGGGCCACATGCCGTCATCAGTCGCCATGGCTTCACCCAGCAGCTTCTGCGTCCCAACAGGCCCCATGCCCGGACAGCCCTTGAAGCCATCCACGGCATCGCCGGTCAGCGTTTGGAACATGTGCCAGTAGTCGGCTTCATCCTTGGTGACGTTGAGAACCTCGTCCCCTGTCCAAATCTTGGCTGGGATTGTCTTCATGTCCTTGTCTTGGGACACGATGATGCAATTGGCTCCCGGCTTGGTAGCCAGAATGCCCATCACGTCATCGGCCTCAAGGCCCGGGAATGCTTGGGTGCTGTATGTGTCGTTGGCTTCCTGTCGCAGCGCCGCGTAACAGAGGGGCTTGCGCTTCTCCTGTCGGCTGGCCTTGTAGTCAGGGTCGATAGCTAGCCGGAAGTTCGGCGTCTCGTAGGTGCCGGAGAAGCAGAGCTTGATATCCTGCGTGTGGAAGCGCTGAGCCAGCTTGTCGATAGAGCCAGCGAAGTCAGACCAACATGCCTCCTCGTTAGCCTGAAGGACGTGGTTCTGCTCGTCCCATCGGATGTCCAGCTCGTTAGCTACGCAGGCCCGGAAGAGGTACTCGTCGCCGTCGATTAGAAGGGTTGTCATTCGTCATCCTCAAGCAGCTGCCTGAGTTTTGCCAGCTCCTCGGATACGTCCTCAATCGCAGAGACCATGCACCACAGAGCCCATGCGCAGGATGCGAACAGAAGGAAGTCAAAGATGTTCATGAGAGCACCCCCAGAATACGCTGCACGATGCCCATAGCTCCCTCGCGTGTCGTGTCGGCCTGCATAATCAGCACGCCGTTGCGGTAGAAGCTGAGCGTTACCTTGTTGTCCACGCGGGTAGCCTGCACATCGAATTGGCCACCCGCGTACTCATGGTATCCGTCCATTAGTGCTCGGAGCCCTCGGTCCAATTATGGATGCGGGGCGGTTCATCGAAGGCATCGCCGTAGGCTGCTGCCTCAGCGGCGCGAAGCTCACCCTCGGCCTTTCCGTCCTCATAGCCATCATCGTAGCTATCGGCGGCGCCATCGTTGTAGCCCTCGTCGTAGCCGATAGCTTTGCCGTCATCGTAGCCCGTGTCGTAGGCATCCGCCTCTTGTTCGTCCGACAGCTGAGCCACGTCACCGCGCCCAACCTTAACGCCCGCTTGGAAAGCCTCCTCAGCCAGAGCCTCAACCTCAGCCAGAAGCTCCTTCGCCTGTTCCTTCGACAGAATGAGATATTGCATTGTTTCCCTCGTTGAGTAGTACCAACCCCTTGCTCGTCACGCGCCAATCTCGGCCGAACGTGTGAGGGGTAATTTCTGTTGTGATGAGCCCCATAGACGCAGCCATAGCTACAACGTCCGCGTCTCGGCGGGCCGTGTTGCTCTGGATTGCTAAGGGGCGTTCGAAGATGAATTGCAGCAGGGTATGCAGGCGGTCCATTAGTGGGTGTCCGCCCAGCTATCCCCAATGCTGTACTCGCTGTCCAAACGGAGACGGAAGCCGTAGGGCTCACCCGCCTTCTGCGCGCACGCTACGAGCGTCTCACCAACGAAGTCAGCGTATTGCTCGCGGCAGGCCACTTGATATTCATCGTGGACCCACGCAGCGAAGAAGAAGTCTTCACCGGGCTTGATGAAGCCGGATAGTTCATCGTAGGCATTGCATCCCCATTCTTTGCAGAGGATCGCCCCGGCGTTCTGGATCAACGTATTGAGCGCTGCGAACTCTTTGCGCAACGGGATCAACCGCCCATCCAAGCCCTTCACTGCCCCGCGCTGCTTTACCCTATCGGCAAGCTGTGTGTTTAGTTGCTTGTAGCCTGTGATGCCTTCAGAGAACCGCTTGCGGGCGGTGCCTCCAACCTGCTTGAGCTTAGCTTCGCTCGGGGCGAGGTCGTCACCAAAGAACTGCCGGTAGATATCGATGCCCTCTTGCCCCGCGTTGTTGCGGGCATTCAGGAGAGCTTCGTGAATGATAGCCCCAGCTTTGATGTCTCCTGCCCCGTAGACGGTGGCATAGACGAACACCTTGGCGCAGTCTTCTCTAAGGATGATGTGTAGCTGGTTGTGCTTATCGCGCGCCGTGTCAGGAGGAAGGAGACCAAGCGCGAGAACAGTTGACCAATGCGGATCGCCTTCAAGAAGCGTGCGGCCATAGGCCCCTCCGTCGTAGTATGAGAGATAATGAGCTAGGCCACGCAGCTCCAAACCCTGCATATCGGCGCCCACCAGCTTGTAGCCAGCGGGCACCGTGAACAGGCGCCGGAAGTCTGTTCCGTAGAGTTTCTTAGCTGACGGGACTTGAGCCAAGTTTGGTGAGTAGTGGGCGGCCCGCCCCGTGATGGTCCCCATAGGGTTGATGCGGCCATGTATCCTTCCGTCTTCTCGCACTGCTGCCATGAGGCTCTGTTTGGAGCCGGTCAGCTGCGAGAGGCGCTTGGTGAGCATCAGGTACTCGCCAACGCCATGTAGCTCGGGAAACCTAGCTACGGCGCCCTCAATGGTCTCCTCGTCCAACAGGGGGCTTCCGCCATCCGTGAACTTGGTGGGCTTCCACCCGCGCTCCTTGAGCACCTTGGCGATGTGTTGGCGTGAGCCCGGGTTGAACTCGACGGTCTTCATTTTGATGAAGCCGACGCCCTTCTTGTAACCGCGCTTTGCATCGTCCTTCTTGGGGACGAACCACGCCTTAGCTGGATCAGGGGAGATAGGTTGCTCCCACGAGCCGAACTCGGCCTTCAGCTTCTGCTCCAGCTGGTACTGCTTCTCTAACAGTTCGACGTGGAGCCGCCCTGCGGCGGCGAAGTCAAAAGGGAAGCCTGACTCCTCAATGTGCTCGCAGAGCCCAGCTATGCGGTGCTCCAGCACGATAGCTTTCTGCGGGTACTGATCTGGATTGAACTTCTTGTAGAGCAGGAAATTCAAGCGAACGTCCTGCATCATGTAGTCCAGCATATCGGTCGAGAACTCGGCCCAGATGAACCGTTGGATAGCTACCTCGTCTGTGTAGCCAAGCTCGATAGCTTGCTTACGCTTCACCTCGGCATAGTCGCCTTTGTGCTCACCCAGCCGGTGGCCCCATGAGCCCAGCGAATGCTTCCCTTTGTACTCTGCGGGCACCTTGTCATTGAGGGCATCGTCGGCCTTCAGGGCTGGATACATCAGCCGGGAGGTAATGAGCGTATCGGTGACCTTCTGACCCGCCTTGGGCGTGAAGCGCGCGAGCTTCTTCAAGGCCGGAATGTCGAACGCCTTGATGTTGTGGCCGATGATTTCGTCGGCTTGCTCCAGATGGCTGACGGCCATGCCAGCAACATCGGGGCCGTAGTAAAACTCCTCGCCCGTATCAACGTCAACGATGCCGATGCAGTGGATTTTGGAAGCTACGTAGAGAAGGCCGTCCGTTTCGATGTCGAACAGAAGGCGGCTCATCTATCCGACCGCCCCCACTCAATGCCGTCGTAGGTCAGGGCCACAAGCTGCGTTGCGGTGCTGTACCCCGCAGCCTGAATGAAGTCCCGAATGTGGTTTAGAAGCGTGTCGATGTCCGTAGCTTCAAAGCTAACGACCACGGCGGTTTCTGCGCTGCCGGGGTAGGCACTTTTATAGGAGAGCGTGAATTTCTCCATCACCACGTACTCCACAGATGGTCCGCAATCTGCACATGGCGCACATAGGCAACCATATCCTTACGGCGATACGCCTTCACGGCCTGTTCCCCGTGCCAATTGGCAGCGTTAGAACGGCGCGTCATCGTCTGCCGCTGCTCCTGCGGGATCGAAGCACTCAGGTCCTGCAACTTCATACTGTCCTCTCTTTACATTCCATTTGAGCCTATCCGCTTCACCAGTCTCTCCGGTGATGCGGCACTTGAGCGACCGCATTTGCGCGAATAGCTTTTGGTCGTTGTCTTGCTGGTCCCGTTCGAGCCCAAGGACGTTGAACGATAGCTGCTCAATGCTCGCGGAGCCGCGCATGTCAGTGAGACTGATAGCGTCGCCCTCGTTGTAGTTCTTGCCGCGCTTCAGATGCACAACGGCAATTACGCCAACACCTGTCTCCTTGACGAAGCTAGCTAGCTTGGTCATCAGGATGTCGATGTCTTTGCGTTCGTCGTTGGTCTCGGTGCCGCTGTGAACTATGCTGATGTGATCGAGCACAATGAACCGGCAGCCGCTTGCGGCCATGAAGCGCATCATGGTCAGCAGGCGCTCACTCTCCAACGATCCGAAGTGGTCGTAGAAGAGCATCCCGTCCCAGACCACAGCGGCTAGCGCTGCGTCCCAATCCGCGTCACTGATGGACTCAGGATTAGCTAAGACGTTCTTTAGGGGAACACCCTGATGTAGTGCGACGTAAGCGGACACGGAGGTATCGTTGTCTTCCTCAAGATAGATGTTTCCAATCTTGAGCCCGTGTTCGGTGCGGAGGTGGTAGGCAATGTGCCTTGCGATAGTTGACTTGCCGATACCGCTGCCTGCGGCGATTGTCGTGACTTCTCCATCTCGGAGCCCCATCCACATTTCGTCTAGCTTTGGCCAAGGCAGCTTGAAGCCAGCGCGCCGCTTCTTCTTCAGCCGCTCCTTGGTGAACTCGCGTCCCTCTCGGATGCCATCGGGCCTGTATTCCTTCGCGTCATAGTAGGCGCGCACAAGGGCTTGCGGCCCATGCTTCATCAGGCACTCGTTAGCGTCCTTGCAGTCATCAGGGAGCCGGATGATTTTGACTTTGCCCACGGGCAATAGCTGGCAAGCTAGCTCAAGGGCTTTTTGTCCAGGCTCGTCGTTGTCAAAGCTGAGATAAATATGATCGAAGGAGCACAATTGCTCGTAGTGCTTCAGTATCGCCTTCCTTACTGATCCAGTACCGTTCGGTAATGATCCGCAGGGATACTTGCAGTCCCACGCCTGCCAGAAGCTCAAGCAGTCTATCTCGCCCTCCGTAAGGGTGACGGATCGTCCCTTCGCTGGCCAAAGCCAACTCAGATAAATAGGCGGGTCCTTCTTCGCTGGTCCGATCCATGAAAATTCCTTGTCTGCTGTACGTGTCTTCTGCCCTACCAGCTTGCCGCCGCTGTCCCGCACATTCATGATGTGCAGCCTAGCTATGCGGTCGTACTGGTAGCCCGCCTTACGGAGCGTCTCTTCCTTGAGCGCCCGCGAGTTCATCGGGAGATAGTCGCCCCGGAGCCACTGGCCGCTATCGGCTTCTGTCTCTTCGCCGTCTGCCTTGAAATAAGTCTCACAAGCAAAACAATACCCGGACCCATCATCATAATGAGCCCGGGCATCGCTTGAGTTACACTTGTCGCAAGGCCCAGAATTGAGCCATGCCATTCAGATCAGGCCACCAACTCGTAGCGGCTGTACTTGTGGCCGGAGCCGTCCGTGCGAACATCAGTGAGGATCGCGAAGCCCTTGCGGCGGAGCTTCAGGATAACGTCAGAGAGGCGCTTGATCTGGTAGACAGTCATGCTCTCCATGTCGCTGATGGTCTTGCCGCTGGCCAGATGACCAAGGATGGTCCGCTGCTGCGGGGACAGGCTGACCGAGCGGAAAAACTGCGTGTTCGTCATGTCTTCTTCCTCTGTTGAAGTTTGATTTCGTCGATCCACTCTTGCGGAATGGTCCCCTTGTCGGCCCACTTGAACCCATGCGTTTCGGCCCACATGGCGTTGGTGGTTGGACTGCCGGGATAGATTTTGGTGCTGGCGCGTTCGTACACGACGCGAATATCAAGGCCGGGGTGCTGCTCTTTGAGGAGCAACATCTTTTGCCGCTGCTCAGCGGAGGCTTGCTTGATGCCTCCGAACTTGCCGCCGCCCCAATGCCCCTTAGCTTCGAGGTAGATGTTGGTTCCGGTAATCGGAAAGTCGGGCAGGTACTTTGCCTCGCGGGCCGGGACTGTGTACGGAATCTTTTCGGACTCGTACTCGTAGCTAATCCCGGCCCCTTCCAACTGCTCTGCAAGCTTCTCTTCGAGGCCCGACCGATACCTACGCGCCAGCGCAGGTTTCTTGGTCATTAGAAAGCCTCGTCATCCGCGCTGTTGGCGGTGGACGGATCGAAGGGAGACTTGTCCTCGGTCTCAGCCGGGGCCTCATAGCCTTCCTCTTCCTCGAATGGGCTAACGCCATTGGCGCCACCACGCTCCAGCTTAATCACCTGCACCGCGTTGAGGTACAGCTTGATACCGCCGCCGAGACCCTCGTAAACGAAGGGTGACACGTTCACCTTGATACGCGAGCCGCCGCCGATCACAGTGCCCTCGGGGAGCTTCTTGTTCTTGGCGTCGTAGAGACCGGGCTTGTACTCCTCGCCGGAACTAACCATCAGCGTGAGTTCGCCGGTCTTCTTGTCTTTCTTCCACGGCCAGTTGGCCACTGAGGTCAGGCCAGCGTCCTTAGCCAGCTTCTTCAGCCACGCATCAATTGCGCGGTGTTCTTCGTCCCCGTACTTCACTCGGGTATTCCAAGTGCGCTTCTCTTCGCCGCTGTTCTGGCCCTTCGCGTTCTTCGGCTGATACACGTCAACCTTATCGAGCTTGGGGAATACAGCGGTACCCTCGGGGAGCGTCTTAGTAATCTTCGCCATTATGGAAATTGTAGTCCTAGTAGATCAATACCTAGGACGGGGATTAACCCCGCCCATCTAACTTGCCCGCCTAGCGCGGGACTTCAGAACCCCGCATCAACCAAGGCATTGGCGAGCGCCCGCGCCTGCTCATAGCTGAGCGTGATAGCTGCGGTGGTCTCGTCCATCACGGTGATAACGGCTGTGCTGTTGATAGGCTGAAGGCGCAGCGTTGCGCCGAACTCGTCAGTCAATTCGAAAACGTCGTCGTTCGTCATCTGATGCTCGATGATGGAGGGGTGTAGTTACGGATTGCTCGCACCTGATAGCGGCGCTGCTGTTTGATCCAGCGCCACTCCTTCAGGTCTGCAAGGGAGACAACTGATTTCTCAGCTATCCCCTCAAGCAGATGATCGAGGCGGATAATCTCCTCGACGTTTGCCGCGATGCTCACACGCCGCCCAAGGCAATCGCGCGGTCGATGCAATCGCGGGCGCTGTCAGCAATCGCGGAGGCCAGTTCGCGCTCGCCAATGAGCTTCAGCGTGAGCGCCGCAGCGGTCAGGGCTGCAACGGCATCCTTGGCGATGGCTTCGAAGTTGTCGGTCGAAGTATTGTTCATGGTATTAGTTCCCTATGTGTGACTAATTAGGCAAAGGCATACTTCGCCCGGTGGACTTCGTCTAAATCCAGCTTGCCCTTGGTCGGAAGCTGCGGCAGTCGCTTTTGGTTTGCTTCTGACAACTGAGCGCTTGCTGTAGTGCGTAGGAACGTTAGTAGATCATGTCGTTGATACATCAACACAAACTGCTCACGAATGATTAGGTTGAACCTGTCAGCATGTGCCGGAAGGCAACCAAATGAGTCATGGACGGTAACGATGTCCGTGATCCCTTCGTCGGCACATGCACCCACGGTCAACAGCAGATGCGCAGCATCCAGCGAATGGACCCAGTTGGGCGCAATCGACTGTTGGCACTTCCGTTTCAAGAGGGGCGCTTCGTTGCCCGTGGCCACGGTGACCTTGATGCGCTCATTGTGCAGCCAGAGGCTCAGCGTCTTCGTCTGGGCCTCGTGGTAGCGGTTGACGCACGGTATCCCTGCCGGTGTCACCCAGCTGACAGGCTTCCCCTCGTGCGCCATAGCGCCCGCGAGAGCCTTAAGGAAGTCCATGGCCTCTGCGGGCTTGCGGACTACCTCAGTGATGGCAGCGTAAGCCACACGGCCCATGTAGCGAGCCGCAGCCGCCTGCTCCTTGACGGTCCCGAAGTGGTGGGGCGTCTTGTTGCGCACGGCATCCGCTTGCAATGGTGCCATCAGGTCATCAAAGAACTGATCGCCCATCCCGTTAGCCTCGGAGCTATAACAGAACGTCATTGTCGAGCGCTTCAACAGCTTCCTGTCGATGCCCTTGCCCTCCTTGTAGCTAAGGAACAGCTGGGCAAACTTGCGCTTCTTTTCGTCCTGGCCCCTTGCATCCTCCTCGACCATACGGCGGGCCTCCTTAGCCACAATGGCGTAGATGTCCTGCGGGACTTCGTTGTCCGTGAGGTTCACGAAGCGGCCTTCTTCAGCCAGCGTCGCGCCCGCCATATGCTGGAGTCCCGAACAGCTACCGTCGAAGCTGACAGGCAGATGGCACACATAGCCGTATCCAGAACTCAGGGAGGTCACTAGCTCTTTCGCAGCAGCAAGGAAAAGGAACGGGCTGTCTGCCTTCGTCCAGCCTGTGTTCGTCAGTGGGTCCTCCGCGTAGCTCCTCAACGTCTCTTCGTTGTCCTTCGTCCATTGTACCCTCTCAGCTATTGGTTTCTTGTCGAGCCCGGTATCCTCGCCGGGGGCCTTCTGCGCCCAACAGTTAGCAACGTGTACTCGTAGCCAATGTGTACCCTTTTCGCCAATCGGAAGCCCGTTCTTGAATAGGAAGAGACTGCGCACATGATCGCCCCGCTGGAAATTGAAGCGCGGCAACGGATACACGCGGCCCCTAAAGTCCATCGTCATGCCCATGTAGAACTCAGGCACCTCGGCCAACCGGTGAGCCTCGGCCATGTCCAGAGCCAACAGCGTCAGGTCGCTATGTCGCTGCCGGTTGAGCTTCTGTGCAGAGTAGCGCTCCTCGCTAGCTAGCTTGCGCTCGTCTTGGCCCAATGCCTGCCACGCCTCCTCGGTCAGCTTCGGGGGCACATCGATTTTGTCGGCCACGGTGAACCCGGGGACCACGATGTCGTTAGCCTTCACCTGATCCATCACGTCCAACAGCCAAGTGTTGATCTTGAAGGGCACGGCTTGCAGCGTGTTGATGCCCTTCAGCGCGGGCGCCATCGTGCCGTCAGCTATCGCCTTCTTGACCAGAGCAATTTGGTCGTTGTTGTAAGCCTTGATGATAGCGGCGTCCTTCAGGATACGGGTGTCCTCGGAGGGCCGCTGCTTGTAGCTAACCCACGGCTCGGGCGGAGTCAGCCGGGGGAGCCAAACCGGCCGCCGAAGGATCATGTCCTTCACAGCATCCGCCATGAACCCGTGCGCCTCCTCGGACACCGTGAGGATGCGGAACTTCTCGGGGATGCCGAGAGCCTTGTTCCATTCGGTGAACTCTTCCCAGCGGAACACATCGGGTAGCCCTTGGGTGAGCAGGTTAGCGCACCACACTCCGGCAACGGTGTGATCCTCGGCGGTCCATTCCTCGCCCGTGAACCCGGCCTTCTTAGCTACAGCGCGGGCCGCTGTTTGCCGCATCTTCTGATTGGCGTGCCTCTGCTCAGCGTACTTGTTAGCCCGCTCTGCCAGCTTCTTATTGGCCTTGAGCAGCCCCGCATGGAAGCACTCGGCCTCAAGGTTGGCGGCGAACGATTTGAATGCCTTGACTTGCTGCTTCTCGTTACAGGAGACCACATGCAGGCCGGTCTGCAAGCACACTAGTGCCACAAGCTCCGGGTCCAGCTGCCTCAGCATCCTCTCAAGATTATATTCGGGGGCGTTAGCTCGGCAGGGCGTCTTCCACTTCTCCCGCAGGTACTCAGTGAGGCGGGGCAACTGCTGGCCACTCAGGGCCATTGCCCCCGTAGTCGATCCCTTGCCGAAGCTAGCGGCTTGTCGCTTGTCCCGCTTCTTCAGGGAGGCGGCCGCTAGCTGGTATTCCCTAGCTTCCATCATCTGCTGCATCAGTCCCTCTTTCTTCTGTAGTGCGTAGGCACGTTCGCGCCTTAACTAGTTGGTTTTGTTGGATAGTAGCCCAAAACAACCTGTTTACCGTAGGTGACCGTACCGTCTAGCGCCTATATAGTGATGGTTAATTAGATTGCAATAGGTAATAGTCACCAAGTCGGTTCCGTCCTCCGTAGGCCGGTTTTATCCTTCGCTGACCTTAGCAAAATCAATGACTTGCGAGGAGCGTTTAGCCAACTTTTCAACCCGGTCCCCCGCGTACTTTTCAACTTTCTTAGCAACCTCAAGATGATCCTCAAGGTCAAGGTCGTCATAGTCATCATGGACATCATCGTCCATATGTCCAAGTAATTGCTTGCGAATTGCCTTCTCGACGCCAGCTTTCCGCAGTCGCCTCACGCGTGCATGGCGCAACGAGTGGATCACGATGTTGCCGGAGACCCCCGCGCGTTTTACCGCTCGCTTGAAACAAGTTAGCACACGGTTACCTTTTGGCACTCGCCCGGTAGCTATCAGCGCGCGGATTTGCTTAGCCAAATCGGCCGGAAGGGTTACAATGCGTCCCTTTCCGTTCTTAGTCTGTCCCTTGTGTAATCGAATGACCCCGATGTGAACAAACGTTCCGTCTTCGTCCTCTACCTGTTCAATGGTGATCTGCTCGGGCGTCAGGCGCTCGCACAGTTCGCCCCGCCGCAACCCGGTGTGGATCATAGCCTCGACGCACAGGGCCTCCAGCTTGTCCCCGGCCTCGCGCATTAGCTGCAAGATAACTTCGTCCTGCTCCGGCAACAGCACGTCCCGCTCCTTCTTGGTCTCCTCCTCGTCCAGATAGGGCGCAGCCGGGGGCCGCTCGGTCAGGATTTCCTCATTGTGAGCGAACGCCAGCACGGCAGAGGCGGCCGATAGGTAGCGGTTGATGGTGGCGTTACTGAGAGGCTCCCCGTACCGTGTGGCGCTCTTGGAGCGTCCTTGGAGGCTTTCGCTGATCTTGCCCAGCACGGCCCTAGTTACCCGCTGTACCTCATAGGAGCCGATGACAGCCACGCAGTATTCGAGGCGCTGCATAAGGCTCCGGTCCTTGCCCTTCTTCCATTTGCCATGGGGGCCGCCTTTAGCCTTGGCTAGCTCGGTCACCTCAGCGAACGTTGGGGCCCCTGTGCTCGGGGCGCCGTCAATAATTGTCGGCGGCTCGTCTCCCGTGAGCTTCACGTATAGCTCATAGCCTTCCGCATCCTTCTTGCGGTCGAACGTACGTCGGAAGCGCTTGCCCTTGACGACAACTTCGCCAAGGAACTTTCCTGTAGGCTTGCCTTGTTTCTTTTCAGCGTATGCCATGATGTGTACGCCCCTGTTTTATAGTTAGCTTTTGCGACTAAGTTCCCAAGCGCGTCTAACTTTAGAAAGCAAAGCCGCGCCCTTCTCACTAATAAAGGATCGATTAATTCTAAGGTCTACCTTGTCGCGGCGCTGTTCAATGACGTTCATGCCTTCCTCGCCGCGACGGTCCCGTTCACCCAAGTCCAACAGATGGCGTGTCATTACTGCTTTGTACACGCCGATTTCTTTGGCGTACTCGTTGACCGGCTGGCCTTCCTTCTCAGCGACCGCGAGGAAGCTGATGATATAGCTAGCCGGTATCGTCGGGTTGAGCGCTACGAACGGCTCCAGTGCCAATCGTAGCGCCTTTGCGGCCTGCCTCACTTCGTCCGTCAAATGGGACTTGTAGCCAACTGGGATATTTGCCGCCATGTTACCTCCTAAGTGCAATGCGCTCCGATAATCTCCGGTATTATGTGCCATAGGGATACTCCAGTTACAACTGTGTAAAATCGTCTACACATCAGGGTGTGAAGATTCGTTTCAGAACAAAGTCACGCGAGAAGCCGAGAATGAATAGACCCACAAGGGTAGCTATCCATCCGCCACATGCGTAGTGCAGCCCTATCGTGGCAATAGGTATGGTGACAAACATCGAAGAGAAGCTGCGACGAAAGTACTTTCGCTGTGATTCGGTAGTGATCGATGTAGCTGCCGGTGTGATAGCTGCCCATACTTCAGGCTCAGTGTCCTCAACGTCGAACACAAGGGCCTCGTGTTCGTCGAAGGCGAGCGCTACGTGGAAGCTATCTAAGCGCGTTATCTGCCCGGTTGCCCCGGCCGGAATGTTGTAGAGGGGGGCGGATAGAACGAAAGTTGTATCGGTGGGTATAGTACGCATTGCAGTCTACTTTCCCCTAGACGCGAGATTATGTGATGCGGCGCAGTAAGGTTCTCGTAAGGCTGGCTTAGTGGAACTAAGGTTAGCTAGTCAAGATTCCGCCACCGCTATGCCGTATTTTCCCGGATGTGTTGTAAACCGGTTCATCACACGAACCTCGCGATAAACCCAATTCCCCATGCCATCCCACCAAGCCACAGCGCGATGCACGCTGCGGCCATCCATGTGTCCCCTCGCCTCATTTGCGCTTCCCTTGCTTCTTGAAGGGTACGCCATTGCGCGTCTGCGGCCCGTAGCGGTACGCGGCGTATTCGGCTTTCCGCGCATCCATGGTTGCCCGCAGGTTCCGGGCGTTGTTCTTGATCACGTAGGCTTTGCTCTGCTGCATTGTCGTCACTCGGTTGAAGTTGGTTTGCTTAGTGTACTCAGTTGCTACACGATAATCAATGCCAATGTGTAGCTATTTTGATATAGCTAGAGGCGCTATCCCCCTAGGTTTGGCGCATTAACAATCCCGTAGATGACGACCAACGCCAGAGCCGCGATGACCGCAAATTCCCATAGGCGCAAAGGCGTCTCGCGATGTTCTTTGAGGATGCCTATGGCGATGCCGCCCAGCGCGAGGGCACCAATCATTTGAAGGTAGAGGTTCATCATTGTAGCTATTCCTTGCGCGTTAGCGTTGTGGGCGCGACACTTGGGATGACGGTCGGATCACCCCAAGATCAACCATGAGCGGGTGGACCTTGCTTCGGATGTAGTCCATCTGATCCGAGCTGATCTGAACTGCGGGGCCGTGTCCGATGTAGCCAGAAAGCCATTCAAGAAACTCGATAGCCTTGTTGGCGCTCGCGATTGATACGCCGGGCGGCAGCGCCTTTGCGCCATACACTCCACCAGTCGCGGCAGAAGAGTGGTTATCGTGGTTTGTCATTGTAGCTATTCCTTGCGCGTATGGGGTTGATTAGCGGGTGCCCGCTTCAGTGGCCAGGTATGAAGCCATAGCTAGCATGGCCTCGCGTTCGTGCTCCTCGCAGGGGTTGCGCGCCTCGTTCGCCAGCGCGGCCGCTACAGCCCGCAACGCGTTCTCAGGGAAGATAGACCCAAGCGACACAACATGCATAGCCGCGTTATAGAGCCTATGGGCGTCGCGCATATCCGAGTTGCGCAGGGATGCTAGGATTTCAGTGTCGCTTGTGGTCATTGGTTTTGCTCCTCGCGCGTTGGGGCCAGCCGGTGGAAGCGGACTTGCTCCGCAGTTAGAACTACCCACTCGCGGCCCCCGCCAATTGGGTAGAGTTTCACAGAAACGAGGCCGCACGCGGGGCATTGCCACACATGGCCATAGCTGGGTTGCTTATCGACCTCGCGTTCATCGCCGCATGTGCAGCACATGATTTCTCGGATCATAGCTATTCCTCGCGCGTTAGACATGGGACCAGCCACACACAGGCGCTAGGCCAGCCCGGACGGCCATAGACCACATGGCTATAGCCGTCGAATTGTGGGGCGGGTGAACGGGTAATCATGGGCATGGGTTATCCCTCGCGCGTTGGGTGGGTGGTTAGTTCACAGTGCCGTGCGTTGGATGGGTAGCCGCTCGCGCGTTGGGGCCTGCGCTGGGGGCCAAGTCGGCCACCTCCTCGCACATGCCCCCGCGCACCTCCCGGCAATGGGGAAGCGCCTTGACGCCTTCCGCCGCAGTGTCGATAGCTTCCATTGCATCAGCCGCGCCGACCATGGCAAGGGCCGTGCAATCTTCCCCGTTGGTCTTGATGTACATAACGGTAACCGCGAATAGCTTCATTGGTCTGTACCTCTCGTAATGGGCCTAGGAAGCCCGTGGGTGCGTTTTGGTCGTTAGGGCTAGTTGGGTAGCGGCCGACCACTGGAAAGCTACCAATGGCCAGCTAATGGCATTTGGCGACCTATTCAGCCTGCCACGTCTGACTGCATCCCGGGAATAGTCCGTCCTCATTGGGCCGCAGGAACAAATCGGTTTGCATGGGGCCCGGGTTAGTCAGGCCGCGCGCTAGCTTTGTTGGCACCGTCCCATGGCCGTCTACGGAATAGACCGGCCCCCCTTGCGTTAGCGTCAGCATCAGCGGGGCCCCCTTGCGCAAGAGGCTTGTGGCTTTGTTCGTTGTCATGGTCTCAACTCCTCGGTGCTCTGCCAGCTAGCCAAAGCCACCATTGGCGCCAAGTGTTAGCCCGACGATATTCCCTGCGGCTGACTCGGTTCATTCTCATGGCTGCCCCCTACTCCGCCAGCGCCGCACCGCCGTATTGGGCGAGTGTTTCCTTAAGCCACTTGACCGGCTCTTTTACGGTCGGATCATCCACATGGGCCGCGCCGACATAGAGAACCTCGGAGCTAGTGCCGATAACGTTGCTATAGAGTTCACGCGCCGTGCGCTGGTAGGCTTCAAAGTTGCCATGGGGCCATCCGCCCATGTAACCGCCCGATGCGATATGGTTGCATGAAGCATAGCCAAGCCCGCGTGTAACGCACGGATCAGTTAGCATGTGAGCAGCGCGCGCCAAGTCGAGCGGGGCAGTGTCAAGCTTAGTGAGCACATGCGCCCCGCGCCCCGTTGAACCAAGGCAAACTGCCGTCCAAATCTCAACCGGGCGATTAGTTGACAGCAGGCGGACCAAGGCGAGCAACGTTGCGCCCCGCTTGCGCATATCCTCAACCTCAATCGCGCCCGACAGCGTCATAGCAACAATGATAGTCAACGGCCCCTGCTCGGACATAACGCGCTCACGGCGCCGCATGGCCATTGGGTGACCAGCGAGATAGGCCGGGACACAGGGCGAACCACCGACCACGTCAAGGCGATTGCGCCATACGGGCGAAACGAATTGCTCTGCCTCAAGCTTGTCGAGCAGCTGCTCGGAGGCAGCAACTCCGGCCAAGTCTCCATTGCGCACGCAATCGAGGGCTTGCGTATAGGTTTTGTCTCCATACCAGCTGCCTTCGCCGCCCCTAGATGCGCCCCTGCGCTCCGATTGCTCCGCAGGAACAGAGGCAGCCAACTCCGCAAAACCTTCCATATCGCAAACCGCGAAATAGTCCGTTCCGCCCTTAAGCCCGCGCCGTTCCGATTTAGTGATCATTGGTTCGCTCCGCTGTGTTCTGCTCAACTGCCCGGATTGTATAGGGTTGCCATGGCTAGTCAATACCAATGGCAACCCTTTTGCCCAAATTATTTCGCGTCAATCATGCGGCGTTGGTCGGGAGTGAGCTCCGCCAGATAGGTCAATTCGGCCGCTTCATCTGCCGTCATGCCTGCATTGATGATAGCCGCCCCCGCTTGCGTCATGCGCGGATCAATCTGCACCTTGATGCCAGCCCGCTTTGCGTTGGCGCGCGCCTTCTGGACACGCAATGCCCATTCGAGGTTACCGGAGATATCGCGCTCCAGCTTTTCGTCATAATCCCAGCTAATGCGAACGGGGAAGCGAGACTTGATTGCGCCGTCAAGGCGATTGCGGCCGACGAACTCCGCCGTTGCGCCGTTGCCCCATGTGTTACCGGCAGCGATGATAATGCTATCGGGGTGACGCTCAATGAACTGGTCGGGGAACTCGAAACCACCGTTAGCCAATGCGCCAGCGAGGCAGAGCAGAGGCGAGTTGTCCGAGCTATCAATTTCGTCAAACAGGTAAATGGCAGGACGGCCGAACGCCTTGCGGAGCGGGGTTTCGTGATAGGTGCCGGAAGCGTCTTTGAAGCCGACTAGCTGATGGTCCATTGAGATAGCGCCATTGGTATAGAACTCCAATCCAAGCGCCTTAGCCAGCTGCTCAACCGCATGGGTTTTGCCGCTACCGGTCGGGCCCGAAAGCATAATGTTCGGGTGACGGCCGTTCGCTTGGCGGGATGCAGCGACCTTAAGCAGCGTCTCGAATTTGGGATGAACGCGGCCCTCAACCTTATAGGTCGAGCCATCGTGCTTCTTAATCTCAATGGTGCGAACGTCGGCATGCTGCTTAATCATGTCGGGCAGCAGAGCAATCAATGCATCCATCTGCTCAGTGACAATCGACGCGACCTTAGCCGCATCCACGGCGCCTGCGGTGCGGCTGGCGATGAAGTCGAGCAACGGGGCAACAGCGTCAGCAGCGCTAGGGGCAGTAGTGTGAGCGTTCATGGTGTGGGTTTCTTCCTTAGTGGTCATGGTGAAAGTGGTGTCATGGGCCGCCCCGTTGGCGCTAGCGGTATTGGTCGAGCTAGCATTGCCTTGGGACAGGCGAAGGATATTGAGCGAGGCATCGCTGGTATCGTTCCACGCGTTCTCTAGCTCTGCGAAGGACAGGCGAGCAGCGTAGGTTGACGGGACGCCATTAGCTGACAACCATTTGCGAAGCGCCAGCTTAGCGGGATGCTTCACGTCCTGAGCCATCAGGGAGAAGCTAAGCGCACCACGATCAGCGCGGATTGCTTGTGCGGTTGCGGTTTCGTTGGTCGTCATGGTCGTTAGCTCCGATTGGTGTGAGGGTGTTAGTGGGCGCAATAAATGATGACCATCAGCCAACGTGTACCGAGGCAAACTTTGGTCCCGTGCCGCACCATGTCCGTTACAGTGATCATGTCCGTTAGCTCCGAGTTGGCGTTCCGCTCTGCCCCCTATGAACACCAATTCGAGACAGGTTGCAATAGGCAATCATCGGCTTTGGCTAACTTTAGGAGCTATGCATAGCAGGGATTCCAAGGGCGCATAGCTGCCACCTGCACCATAACGGAGAACGAATATTTAGGACCATAGCGGCCCTAATGCCCCTACTAGCCATGGGTTAGCTAGGAAGGCCGCTCAGGGGGCATTGGGTGACATGGGGTTGCATAGCTGGCCAATGGCTAACCGCGCTCCACGGGCTTCCTAGGGGCATGTGGGGGCAGTCTACGCTCCGACATATGGACGGCTTGGCCAGTGTGCATATTTATGGACGCGCCGTACACTAATGCCTAGGCCGCAGCTAACCCTAGCTATCCCCCTATCGGTCAGGCAATCCGCAGTCAGCCCAATGATATCAATGGGTTAGCCTATGCGCGGGGGAAGCCTGCGGGGGCACAGCGCAGCGAAAGGGACTCCGGGGCAGCATGGGGCCCCCGGGCTAACGTTTAGGGGCCCCCCATTTCAAAATTCGAGGGCTAAAGCCATGGGCCTCTGCTCGGCTTCACAGGGCGGTGTGCTCCGCCAGAGTACCGTATGGGACCCAATGATCCCCCAGGCCCCAAATGGGCCTCTTTTGCATACACTTATGTAGCAATATCAATAGGTTAGCAGACCAACGTTCCTACGTATTAGAGAAAGAGAACCTAGATGTTCTCTGTAATGACCCCTGTACTACAGCTAGTACCCTAGGGAACCCAAGGAACCCTATGGAACCTATGGCCCCTAGGGATACCAAGTAGTAGCAAATTACCACCCCTTAGAGAAACCTCTGAAGGGACCTTAAGGTACCTAAAGGTTACCTATGTGTGACAGAAGTTTGTAGCTAGTAGCTAGCAATTTGCAATTACCTGTCCCCCTTCCCCATTTCCACTGTCCCCTAAAGGCCCCTCTGGGCCCTATGTACCCTAGGACCCTCTGATGCCCTTAGAGACTGCGGCCCACATTTCGGGCCTTGTCGCTTCCAACCCTGCTTCCTCGGACGGCCTCAACCAAGCCGACGACCATATGCGCCTGATTAAGCAGGTGCTGCTGACTGATGTTGGCAGCTCGCTGACTAGCGGCAACCTGACTGCCCCTGACGGCACCTCCATTGCTCCCTCAATCGGCTTCGCTGCTGATGCTACTGCTGGCTTCTACCGCAAAGGCACTGGCCAAACAGCTGTAGTC